TTTGTTTATACTCTTCGCTAAAAATAGGATAGGGAAAGCTAAAAATTTTAGGGCGTGCAAGTTCAATTACTTGTGTGTATGGTTCTGTAATTTCAGCGAAATGCTCACAAATTGTTTTCAGTTTCGTTGTATAAATTGCCAAACTCTACACCCCCTAACCGCGAAAGAAGAAGATCGGAATTAAATTCAACTTCAATGTTTGTTCTAAACATTTCGTTGATTTTTTCAACTGCGTATTTTCTCGCGTTTAATCTGGACTTTCTGAAAACTTCGGTTGCTCCAAGATTTGATTGAATTTCGTTTGAGATCATTCTTTCACTTTTTTCATTCGTGTTTGCTTCAATTCCGAAATATGTTAAAATTTCTTGAAAAAGCTGACGTTTTAAAATATTTAGCTTGTCTGCTTTATACTCTTGCGTAGGAACTTGCACGTTGAATTTATCAAGATTGAATGAATTTCGTGCAAGCAACACCGGCTTATTTCCGTCGTACTGCTCCCATGCATTTATATATGTCAGCTTTTGGCTATCGTCATCGGCCACAATAACAACAGGCGTTTTTTGGGCTTTCACATTCACATCAATACTACGCTCAATGTCTGTTAGGCGTTCAGCAGCTAAAATCGCGTCATCAACGGAACAAGTTTTAGAAGTGTTGTTAAAACAAATGACGCTATTTGTTTCTGTTAGTCCACCTTTTGTGTAAGAGTTTCCTATGCTATAAGCTCTTCTTTCTGTTGGCAAACCGTAAACATTGAGGATGCTTTCAGACGTAAAAGGTAAAGCTGTTAACCCCATCAACTCATCTTCAAAAAACAAAATTTTTCCGTTAAAGAAAAGAACGCGCTCTATAAAATCCTGCGGAATTGTTAAAGGCAAATTTTTCCAGCTTATAGAAGAAATTGCAATATCATAAATCCTGTTAAACCAATTCGCCCAAGAAAAAGCATTGATATACTGCGCTCTTTCAAGCGACCAAGATTTTTTTCTTCCCATTGTATCACCCCTTACCCTATTGAATTATTTAATGAATAATTTCCGACGTCATTAGTATGCCAAAAAGTTACTCCCCTGTCAAGCATAGAGGAAATAAAACTCAAAACATCGTTTGGCGCGTTACCGACTACATTAGCACCGATTGTTTTAACATAGTTAAAAGACGTTCTCCCTGTTAAGTTTGGTCGTTTTAACCTGTTTGTTTTATAACCGAACATTGTGAAATAATCGTCAATTATTTGCCCGTATTCTGGTTTTATTGCTCTGCACTCAGTAAAAAATCCGCCCAAATTTGCAATACTTAAAACATCCGCCGCGTTCACGTTGCCACTCACATTGTCGGGCACAATTTGGGATTGGGCTACCTGTGTAACCGTGTTACTAACATCTGTTAAGGTGCTTGCAACGGTTCCTGCGATTGCTGAAACGGACGCGATTGTTGCAGCTGTGCTTGCTCCACCTGTTACCGGTGCAAGTGCAAGACCGGCACCAGCTGCCGCGATTCCACCCGCAAATTTTAGGGCAGTTTTAAATCCAGAATTTGCAAGAGCAACTTTATTTTGTGCAATCCAGTTTTGGTAATAGTCCTTAATCCATGGGATAAGCGGCCATGAATTGGAATAGACAGAATACTTTGTATTTTCGGTTACTCCCTCATAATTTTGCGGAAAAATTACACATTCCGGGTTCGCCCCAAAACTCGCATAAAGCCGAAATTGCGGAACTGACATAAAATTTTCGTATCGTAATTCGGTTTGACTACCATTAGAATACGCAATCAAACTGCAAAACGGATATGTGTAGAGTTTATTGTTTTTTGGATTAAATGTAAGGGTACGCGCTGCCGGTGTAATAATCTGTGACTTTGGCGCTGTGCTGCCTTGCTCTGGATTTGCAAAGGTTGGTACACAAAAAACTGCTACAACTGCGTCCGATTTTCCAGCTTTTGCAAACTGCCCAAGATCAAAAGCAAGCTGCTGCACATCTGTGGTGCTTGTACTACCGTAATACTTCCAAACAAGCGGGAACGGGAAGCCATTCACAACACCACCAGAAAAAACGTCCTCTATGGCAAAATCTTCCGGGATTTCAGTCGCGCACCATGCAACGGACATTCCACTCCCAGTTGTGGTTTGTGCTGTCGTTGTATACGGCCCAAGCTCCAAATTTTCCGGGACTGTGTTAGCTCCGATTGTATCATCATTTGTGTGTTCCCGCTCAACAAAAGACGGCAAAATTTGACATTTTAAAAACCATGTTTGGAACTTGTCAACCTCGAAATAAATCCAAGATGAATTTTGTCCTTTGTACACCACGTTTTTAATGAAAGCAAAAACATAATCTGTGTCAAAAGAGGGGTTTTGGAAAACGATATAATTGCAATCTTTTAGTTGTTCGCTGTTATACGGAACTCTGATAACAGTCCCGTCCTCCTCGCGGATAAAGCTAAAATCAGAAAAAGGACCATATTTTTTAAAGGTTAAAATATTTTGAAGTTGCTCAGATGCATTTGAAAAAAGTCTGATATGCTGATAATTGTTAGACCAAGGCACACCGCTGCAAATATATAAAACACTATTTGTCGGCATTATGTCACCACCTTAAAAAATAATAGAGCGGCGGCGATCTGCCGCCGCTCCATTGTTAGGAAACAGTCGTAGTAGTAGACCCAGATGTTGTACCATCAAAAACACTTGTTGCCGTGATGGTGTACGTACCGGATGCATCAGGCCCATAATTGACAAGGCCGGTATTTGCGTTAATCGTTGCGTTTGTAGTCGGGGAGATGCTAAAGACGACACCCTTATTGACAAAGTCAGTTCCGCTCACATTAGCAACATACTGCACGGTGTCTTCAGGAGCTGCGGTGTCCGGGCCGGAAACCGTTACCGCCGTGACCGTCGGCGCAGTTGTCCCAAAAACAGCGACATTTGCAAAAGGCGACGCGGAATAGATCATGCTAAGATTGAGGTAGTTATTAGTGTACCCGCCAACTGCAATATTATCCGTGTCATACCACTGGTTCCCAATGTAGCACCGCAAAAAATCCTCGTCCAACGCGACCGCCGAAATCGTTTTAAGTGCTGTGTTGTCGTCGTCGCTGATCGGCACATAATCCGGGTCATTTGCCAAAAGCATATTCAGGCGGTTGATTTCTCCCGCGTTGAACCCGAAACTATCAACAAGAGTTCGGCGGCCCAAATACTCAACTTTACCCAGATTAAATGCGGACGCCTGTACGTCAACCCCGATAACATTGTCAAAATCAACGCTCACGATTGCACGCACTTTTACAATATCGCTAAAATTTTGTACGCCCGCAATATTGAAATCGCTGGACATAAATCCAAATTTCTGAACTGTTCCTCTAAGAGCTGCAATAGCGGTTTTGCCGCTTGCTTCGTCGGTGACTGCCGGAATTGCCTTAAAAGTAAGGCTACCATCCATAACCATGCGCGCGATTAAATATTTCATCATCACAAACTGGTCATAGTTTCTTGCGCTATACTGGGATGCAACAATTTTGTCAATCAAATCAGTAACGCCGTTCACACTCAAAAATGCCTTTCGCATTTCCCATCTCTCAATGGTCACCGGGTATTGGGTTTCAAGGTTGATTGCATGGAATGCGCTGCGAATGTCCGGCAAGTGTCTTTTTGCAAATTCAGTTTCCCCTCGCGCTGCGTTAAAAGGCTGCGCAGCCGCAATGTTGACAAAAGTTTCTTCAATGCTTTCGCCAAATTCAAGCTGTCCCTTAATCGCCCAGCCCCACGGATTCTGATACATCTTAGAGGACACAATCACCATTGCAATGCGGTTGACCATGTCCATAAATTTGTTTACTCTCGGCTGATAGCCAAAAATTGCTTCGCCCACCATGCGGATAGATTCTGTAGTCTGTACAGCTTCGGGGACGGCGTTGTAGTAGTCACTCCCAGCGCTCCCTCGGATGAAATTCAGAATTCCGGCGCTGTTTGCTTTAAGTGTTGATACAGTCGGCTTAATCACTTTTAACCCTCCTCTTCAAACAAATCATCAAAAGATTCTACTTCTTCTTTCGGTTTTTCCTCTTCCACGGGTTTCACGTCTTCAACCTTTTTTCTGCCCATGAAAGCGTCAATATAATTTTTCTTCCACTTTTCCATGTCGGCGACCGCCGCGTCTCGCGCTTCTCTCCAGCTGCTAAATCCATCAGGCGGATTTTCATCTGTCGTTTCGCCGCGACTTGCAAGTTCTCCCTCTCTCTCATCAAGATAGTCTTTAATCTTTTTGAGTGCCCCCAGCATATCGGCGGAAAGCCCACCGGTATCTAAGATCTGCTCAAAAAGCGCATCAACATCTTTTCTTTCCATCAGATTTCGACCTCCTTTTCAGTATAACTAATTTTAATCTCTTTCAAAAGGTTTCGCATTTTTTCGGCGTCTTTTCCAGTCAACGCTCCAAAAGTAAAAGTAAAACCTTTTACAGCACCAAACCCATTAAGTCCTGCCTTTTTGATGATTTCGGGATAATCCTTATAGGCACGATCAGCGTCGACGCGCGTGCTAATACCCGAAACAGAGTCATTGTTTGTGTGCTGCCAAATCCCCCACGATACCGGCACAAAAGGTTCGCTGTTGCTCCATTTTGCAATCCAAAAATCATAGGCTTTCAGATCATTGTAGCTAAGGTTATTTTTGCACCAGCTTGCAGAGCAATAGATTCCGGCATAATACCCGGCCTTTTCAATTTCTTCGCAAAATGCTTTCACAACCATAGTTCGCTGTGCTGCACTCAAACTGTCAGCGCGTCCTTTGTTCCCCTTTGCTCCACTTAACTCTGTGTCAATATAGAGCGGGTATTCAACACGAAAAGACCTTGCAAAGTTGAGCAAAAACTGTGCTTCCTCTCGCGCTTCCTCTTCCGTCACGGCCTGTGAAAAAAAGTAAAGGCCAATCGGGATGTTTCGCGCGTTTGCCTGTGTGCAGTTAGTGCGCGCCTTTTCATCCTCCACAATCTCGCCGCTGCCGTAACCGCGATAACCCGCGCGAATAATCGCAAAATCGACCGATACTTTAGACCAGTCAATGTTGCCTTGATGGTAACTTACATCAATTCCGGTTTTCATTTTTCACTTCCTCAATTTTTGCAAAATATTTTGATAGGTTTTTTGTTACAATATTGGGGCTGATTTTATCAACATTTTCTAAAATGCTGCCGATTTCCATCAGAATGATATATCCAGAAAAAATAGGGAGTAAACTAACAGTTACACCTACACTTTCGGCTACACCGCTAAAATCAACCAAACCCGCTAAAAGCATTACAATGATTTCACCCCCTTTGTTAAAAAGCCCCTTTCTCATTTCGGTGCTTGTAAATTCACCGGCTTTAAGAGCTGCCACAGTTCCACTCAAAAAATCAAGCGCGATAAAAAGCAAAACAACAATAAAAATATTCAGTTTAAACACCTACCATCCTAATAATTTTTTGCCAACTGTTTTTTGTTGTGATTTTGTCATAGTACAACGCACCCATGTTATAGGCATTTTTTAAAATGTTAAATTCTTGCGTTTTCTTAAAATATTGCGCCGTCAAAATGTTGGGTTTCAAATCGTGCGCTGTGAAGCTGTAAAAACGCGGAAAATTCGGATCATGTTTTTCTGACATAAAAACACGGCCATTTTTCCAGTCTACCCAAAAACCAAAAGTTTTTCCGTCTATGGTTGCGCAGCACATTAGTTTTGCAATGTCTGTTTTTTCTTCGATAAAATCATAGTTGTCGTAAATAAACTCTGCTTCTATTGAATAGCGTTCATAATCTGTTCCTTTTATAAGCCGCGCAAATTCTGATTTTTTGGCCTGTTCCTCAAATTCTTTGTTTTGGATAATTTCAGCATAAATGCTCTTATTTTGAAAGATTTTGTTTTCGTTAAAAGAGATATTAAAAAATATAAAATATGGATTGACAACTGTTAAAGCATTTGCCAAAAACAAAACAGGACACCTTTTTCGGTTTGGGTCTGTCGGCCTTGCAACCGTGTTATAGTAATCCAAGAAATATGTGGGTTCCTCCGGCAAATAATTTGTTCTTGATTTTTTGCTATCTATTAAAAATTCATCAAAAATTATAAGCTCTATGTTTGGTGATGTAA